ATATGGAATCTATGAGGGGCAGCCAAAGTTTTTATCAGGGCGGAGAAAGATTGACGACGAAGAATTTGAGTATCAGCAACAAAGATTAAAATGGGGCCTAGTTCCAGATCCGCTGGACATTGGCGTTTATAAAGAAGATACAAAAAAGGCGCAGAGGAAGAAATAAAATGGGAATGATAGAAGATAACAACGAAGAAATAGACACAGGTTTAAGGGCATTCACTGCCTCCGATTTTCATATACCATCAACAGTTATTACAAAAACAAATGATGTGTTTATGGCCTCTGGCGAAGAGCTACAGAAGATATCTGGATTGGGCTCTTCATTCCGCCGCAAACTAAGTAGAAATATTCAAAAGAGATTTGTGGGTATTGAAGGAACAGAGACACAACAGAATCTATTAGCACAAGCTATTACAGGCTATGCTATGTTTGATCTTATTGAGCCTCCATATAATCTTGAATACCTATCTCAGATATATGAAATATCTCCATACAACTATGCAGCAATTAATGCTAAAGTATCAAACGTAGTTGGACTTGGCTTTGACTTTATCGAAACCCGTAAAACAGTAGATGCTATTGATGAGATTGATAACGATGCACAATTAGAAAGAGCACGTCGTAAGCTTGATAGACTTCGCCAAGATCTACATGAGTGGCTAGAAGCTTGCAATGAAGAAGAAACATTCAAGGAGACCTTGATTAAATTCTACACAGATGTTGAAGCAACAGGAAATGGCTATCTAGAAATTTCAAGAACCACATCTGGCAAGGTAGGATATATTGGACATATCCCTTCAAAGACAATGCGTGTACGCCGCCTAAGAGATGGCTTTATTCAATTGCTATACGGCAAGGCTGTATACTTTAGAAACTTTGGAGACCAGGAAACGCCAAATCCAATTTCGGACGGCAGCGATAGACCTAATGAGATTATCCATTTCAAGAAGTACACTCCACGCAATAACTATTACGGAATCCCAGATATTGTCGCAGCAGCAAATGCTATGGCAGGAAATGAATTTGCTGGAAAGTATAACTTAGACTATTTTGAAAACAAGGCGGTCCCAAGATATATCATCACAGTAAAGGGCGCTAAATTATCCCCAGAGTCCGAGAGAAAGCTTCTGGAATTTTTCCAGGTCGGTCTTAAAGGAAGAAATCACCGCTCACTATATATCCCACTTCCACCAGATTCCCCAGATTCTAAAACTGAATTTAAGATGGAACCAATTGAGGCGGGAACCCAAGAGTCCTCATTTAATGTATATCGTCAATCTAATAGAGACGAAATATTAATGGCTCACCGTGTTCCTATTTCTAAAATTGGAAGTCCTCAAGGAATTTCATTGGCAAATGCTCGTGATGCAGACAAGACATTTAAAGAGCAGGTATGCAAGCCAGTTCAGGAAATTCTAGAAAAGAAATTAAATAAATTAATTGAAGAAATGACTGACGCCCTGCAAATTAAATTTAATGAATTAAGTCTCACAGATGAGGATACCCAATCTAAGATCGATGAGAGATATTTAAGGATGCAGGTAATTACCCCTAATGAAATTAGAATTAGAAAGGGTATGGTTCCAAGGGACGGCGGAGACGAAGTAGTCCAATTAAAACCACAACAGCAGGCGGAAATAAGGGCCCAAGCTGGAAATACCAGAAATAGAACTCAAGAGAGGGAAAATAATTCACCCGATATTTCAGGGGAATCTAGAAATCCTCAAGGCGAAGGCAGACAGGTCGAGTAATACTACTCAACTGATTATTTGCCTTATATATAATAACGTTATAAAATTAAGCATATGAATATTGAGAAATCTCTATGGTCATCTAATGGCGACGACATCAGCCTATCCGTGCCATTCACGAAAGTCAATCGTGAGAAGCGCACAGTTTCTGGTTTCGCCACACTAGACAATCTTGATCAAACAGGAGATGTTGTAACAGCAGAAGCAAGCATTAAAGCATTCGAATCTTTCCGTGGAAACATTCGTGAAATGCACGGAAGCAATGCTGTTGGCAAAATGGTTTCATTTAAGCCAGAAACGTATTTTGACGCAAAGACTGGCGAATTTTTTAACGGAGTTTATGTAGACGCATACATTTCCAAAGGCGCACAAGATACATGGGAAAAGATTTTGGACGGAACCCTACAAGGATTTTCAATCGGCGGAAAGATTATTGACTCAGAAAATGAAGTTAATAAAGCAACAGGTAAGCCAGTAAGATTTATCAAAGATTATTCTCTTATGGAGCTATCAGTAGTTGATTCTCCAGCAAATGAACTTTGCAACATTTTGTCTATTCAGAAGAGTAATGGCAAATTAATGTTCAAAGGAATTGCAGCAGAGACAAAAGTAGAAAACATTTTTTATTGTGAAGATAGTGATTCTGTATTTATGTCAACAGATGCAGAATATACATCACCAGTTTCTGGAAAGCCAGCAGCTTTAATTGGTTGGGTAGAATCAAACGATGTAAACAAAGCAAAGGAAATAAATAGAATTCTTGATTTACATAAGTCAAGATTAACGTTGCCTGATACAAACACAATTGCAAAACAGGCAAACGCAGAAGGAGGTAATGAAGTGTCAGAAAATACAGAAAACGCAGTAGTTGAAGAAACTCCTGCAGTTGAAGAGACAGCACCTGCTGAAGTAGCAGCTGTTGAAGAAGCAGCTCCTGCCGAAGAGGCAGCACCTGCTGAAGACGCTTCTGCCGAAACTCTGGAAAAAGCAGCCGACGTATCAGAAGTTATGGTTGATGAACCTGATTTTGCAAAGATGCTTGGCGATCTAAAAGGCTTTTTCTCAGACACACTGAACAAGGCTTCCGAAGCTAACGCTCAACAGGTATCAGCTATCAAAGAGACAGTTGAAACATTCAGCAAGAGCGTCGATGGTCGTATTTCAGAATTGGCAGAACAACATACAGCACTTTCAAAGGCTGTAGAAGATATCAAGAACACGATTGATGGCGTAGAAAAGCGTGTCGTAGCGGTAGAATCAGAGACCGCAATTAAGAAGTCCTCAGACCTTGGCGGGTCTCAGGAAGTAACAATCAAGAAATCAAAATGGAACGGTTCTTTCCTCGGTTCCGTGAATGAACTTTTAAAATAAAAAGGTAGGTGAAAAATAAAATGAGTAATGAAATGTTAGAAAAAGCAGTAGCTGCTAACACTCATGTAACCGCTAATATGACTGGTTCTGCAGTAGCAAACACAGGCGTACATATCGGTTCAGAGGGTGAGGGCGGACTACTAAATCCAGAACAATCAGCTCGCTTCCTAGACTATATGTTCGACGCTACCGTAATTGGTAAGGTTGCACGTACAGTTAGAATGAGAGCAGATACCACTGAAATTGATCGTATGTCAGTAGGCGAGAAGCTTATGAAGCTTGCGACAGAGGCAGATAACGATGCTACAAACAGCGCAGTATCTTTCTCAAAGATTTCTTTGTCAACAAAGAAACTACGTCTAGACTGGGAGCTTTCAACAGAGTCTCTTGAAGACAATATTGAGGGTCCAGATCTAGAAGATCATATTGCACGTTTGATGGCAACACAGGCAGGTAACGACATTGAAGACGTAGTCCTCAATGGAAATACCGCTCTCACAGGAGATGCCCTATACAAGTCATTTGATGGTGTAGTAAAGAAAGCAAAAGCAAACGGACATGTTGTCGATGCTGCAGGAGCAAACGTAAGCCGTGCTGTATTTAACAGCGCACTTAAGAAGCTTCCACGTAAGTACAAGCAACGCCGTGGCGATCTTCGCTTCCTTGCAGGTTCCAATTTGATTCAGGACTTCCTGTACGCAAATAGCATTGGAACAAATCAAACTATCCCACAGGATATTGCATCAAGCATCATCCGTGGAGCAACTGAGCCACTAGGTGGTCCAGCAGGATATGTAGCACCATTCGCATTCGGTATTCCAATCGTTGAAGTTCCTCTTCTAAAAGAGGCACAAGACGGAGACTACTCTGGCGAAACTGGCGATCATGGAGATATCCACTTGACATTCCCAAATAACGTAGTTATTGGTATCAAGCGTGATGTAACCGTATACCGCTTCTTCCAGCCTCGTAAGGATTCCATCGAGTATACAATGTATACACGTGTTGGCGTTCAAATCGAGCAGGCAGACGCATGGGTCGTTGTTAAGAACGTTAAGGTCGCTTCCTAATTTAGGAATTAGATCTGCTGAAAGGCCCCCATTAATTTGGGGGCTTTTCCTTTTAATTGACTAATGCTATAATTAAATAACCTACAAAAGGAGAAATTAATGTCATTTGATACATTAAAAGTTGCAGAGTTAAAGCAAATTGCAGAAGACTTTGCAGTAGATATAGCAGAACAAAAAGGTAAAAAAGATATAATTGCTGCTCTTGCAGAAGAAGGCGTAACCTGGGCTATTTATCAAAAGTCTAAGGACATAGAGGAAGAAGAATTAGAAATGAACGAAACATTACCAAAGGCGGCACCAAAGGCAGTTAAAGAAGAAGATATGGTTCTTGTAAAAATGAATCGTGCAAACTTTAGCTACGAAATTATGGGACATCGTTTTACAAAAGAACATCCATTTATTGCTATGGACAAAGATACAGCCCAAGCAATTTTTGATAAGGAGGAAGGCTTTGTGTTAGCTACCCCAGCAGAAGTGCAGGAGTTCTACAACTAAGCCATACAGATGGCAGAAATATACATTAACACAAACTCCCCAATAACTCATAGAGTATTTTGGCAAGGAGAAATTGTAGCAGCAGACGCTGCACCAACAGTAAAGGTGTATGATGTAACTTCTGACATCACCATAACACCAGCAATTCTTCCAACGACTTTACTTACTACATTAACTTCAACGGCGGCAGAAACAGATACTGGTAGTTACTATGTAAATCTACCATTAAGCCTTACCCAGCGTCAAAGAAAATTTAAATTACTTTGGGAGTATACGGTAAATTCTAGCGCTGTCTCACATACAGCCTATGTAGATGTAGTGACCCCATATGTAAATATTTATGAGGCAATGGATGAATTAAACCTTGGAATAGATCCAAGTGACCCTAATTATAAAACATACACTGAAATTACTAGGGCTGAAAGATATGCTCGTAAACAGATTGAAGATTATACTGGACAGGACTTCTTTACATATGATGATGTAGAGGTGGTATTTGGAAATGATTCTGATATTCTGCCGCTTCCTTATCGTATTGTAAATGTTCATAAGTTATATCACAATGATATTTTACTTGTAGATACTGTTTCTACTCCAACTGTAAATAACTGGACATACACTCCGATCATTTCAGAAACTAATTTTGGAATTAGAGTTGATAGAACTGGATTACTAGACAATACTGTATATATTGCAAATGGTCTTGTGCCGCCGTCCATTAATGATACATATAACGGAATGGCATTTGCCAAGAATGTAAGATATAGAGTTGAAGGAAGATACGGCTGGGAATCAGTTCCAGGCAATGTACAACTTGCATGCATTGAGCTTATGAAAGACTACTTTGCTAAAGATACCGTATGGAGAACTAAATACGTTAAGAACATTCAGACATTCGACTGGCAGTTTGAGTATTCTGGAGATGCATATTCTGGAACAGGAAATCAACTTGCCGATAAGTTGCTCGGCGCATATGTTCTTACCCAAATGGTAGTGGTATAAATGTTGGACCTCGTAGACTCAGTATTGTCTATGAAAATGGACGTATATCGTCAATTTGATTTACAAGATGCTGACACTGGGGCATTGGTAAAAGAATGGGTTTATTACAAAACCATAGACTGCTCAGCAAAAGGCGTAATCAGTAATTCTTCATCTACCCGCACAAACAGCATTCAGTCCTTTGGAACTAAATATAATAACGAGGAGATTCTTCAAGTAAGAACTTCCCATAGATTAACTTATAGAGAAAAAGTTACAAACATTAGAGATTCAAAGAATAATCCTATCTGGGTAGAATTAAATTATCCTTCAGAGACCCCCACTGTTTTTGAGGTAATTGGAAGCACTCCCGTAACAGACGGATTC